CTATCATTGGAAGACGCACAGGCTGAGGACTTAGCCAACAAGGGTGTCAAACTACGCGAGTACGAAGGTGTCAAGCAACGCAAGTTCAGCACCAAGTATGAAGTGCCTATGTTTGATGCTGATGGCAACGACTTCAGTGGTCGCTTGACGCGAGGCTCAAAGGTTCGCGTACAGTATGCAGAGGGTAAACCACACCCAGTACACGGTACATCAACCTACCTATCAAAGGTCAAGGTGTTGGAGTTAGCTGAAGCCTCCGAAGGTGGTGGTGACTTTTAATGCCAGACTCTCACTTTGTCAGACATGAGCCATGCCCTTCGTGTGGCTCAAAGAACAACTTGGCAAGGTACTCCGATGGTCATGCCGTCTGCTTTACAGGCGGTTGTGACCACTACGAGAGAGCATCGGGCGAAGTTATTGAGAGTAAACCAAAGGCAAATAGGAAGTTAGAGATGACAGGTGTAGTAGCATCAATCCCAGACAGGCGTATATCAGAGGCAACTTGTAAGAAGTTTGGTGTCACTGTTGAGTACGACACAGCAGGGACTATAAGCAAGCACCATTACCCTTACTTTGACAAGGACACAGGCGCACAGACAGGGACTAAGTCACGCATTGTAGATAACAAAGCATTCTACGCAAGCGGTACGTTTGATAACGTAGGTCTGTTTGGTCAGCAAGCGTTTAAAGGTGGTGGTAAATACATTACAGTAGTAGAGGGAGAAGCTGACGCACTAGCGGTGTCAGAGATGTTTGACGGTAAGTGGGCAGTTGTGTCAATACGGTCAGGCGCATCAGGAGCAGTCAAGGACATCAAGCAGAACTTGGAGTGGCTTGAATCCTTTGAGAACGTAGTCATTTGTTTCGACAGTGACAAAGCAGGTCAGGAAGCGTCTCGTGCGGTGCTAGATTTATTTACACCGAACAAAGCGAAGAATGTACAGTTGTCTGCAAAGGACGCAGGAGAGATGCTCAAAGAGCGTAACGTACAGGGATTCATCAAGGAATGGTGGAACGCTAAGACCTATCAACCAGACGGTATCATCGCAGGACTTGATACTTGGGAATCGATTGTGGCACAGGAAGAAGTCAAGTCGATACCATATCCGTGGACTTGTCTCAACGACATGACCTACGGATTCAGGGAACGAGAACTTGTAACCATCACTAGTGGTTCAGGTATGGGTAAGTCACAGATTGTCAGAGAGTTGGAACACTACTTACTAGGTGCGACTGAGGACAACATTGGCATACTCGCATTGGAGGAGGACATACCTAAGACTGCTCTCGGTATTATGAGTATCGAGGCTAACCAGACTTTACATCTGAGCAGGGAGTTCGACAGGGATACCAAGAAAGTATTTTGGGATAAGACGTTAGGTACAGGACGTATCTTTATGTTTGACCATTGGGGTTCAACCAATGAGGATAACTTACTAAGTCGCATTAGGTATATGGCGAAAGGTCTTGATTGTAAATGGATTATTCTTGACCACTTGAGCATCGTTGTCTCTGACCAAGAGACGGGTGACGAGCGTAAAGCCATCGACAGTATTATGACCAAGCTACGTCAGTTGGTTCAGGAGACGGGTGTTGGATTGTTCCTAGTGTCTCACCTACGCAGACCATCGGGTAAAGCACACGAAGATGGCGGACAGATTAGCTTGGCTGAACTACGTGGCTCTGCCGCGATTGCACAGCTATCTGATATGGTGATTGGTTTGGAGCGTGACCAACAACACGCTGACCCTAAGGTACGTAACACCACCACGGTCAGGGTACTGAAGAATAGGTTTGCAGGTCTGACAGGTGCGGCTTGCTACTTATATTATGATAAGGACACAGGTCGTATGCTTGAAACATCATGCCCTGTGACTGACGAAAAGCAGGAGTTCTAGTGAAGAAGATTGTTTTTGATATAGAAGCTAACGGTCTAAAGCCTACAAAGGTTTGGGTAATCGTTGCTTGTGACCTATCAAACCAAGAGACAACTGTATTCTCTGGTGATACGTTACAGGACTTCAATACTTATATCAAAGACGCTGAGGTCATCGGTCACAACATCATTGGCTATGACGTACCAGTTCTTGAACGCTTACTAGGCACAGACTTTAGCAGTTGTAAAATCACCGATACACTGGTGCTATCACGACTTACTGACCCATCACGGGAAGGTGGTCACTCATTAGATAACTGGGGACAGCGACTAGGTTTCCCGAAAGGAGAACACAATGATTGGACTACGTATTCGCAAGACATGGTGGAGTATTGTAAGCAAGATGTGTTGGTTAATGTCAAAGTGTACTACGCGCTACAAACCGTATTGGCTAACTTTGGAAGCCAAAGCATTGACCTTGAACACAACGTACAGAATATTATTAATCGCCAAACAGAAGCAGGTTGGTTGCTAGACCAAGAACACGCCTTCATTCTATTGGCTAAACTAAAGGAGAAGAAATATGAACTTGAAGAAATGGTACATGAGAAATTCATACCGTTGCCTACATTTATTAAGCAAGTCACCCCGAAGTATAAAAAAGATGGCTCGTTATCTGTGGTCGGCTTACGCTTCGCGGGTGAACACTGGCGGGATTATATACAGACGTTCTCGCGCATAGACTACCCAGAGTTTAACTTAGGTTCTCGTCAGCAGATAGGACGCTACCTACAGTACTTTGGTTGGAAACCAGAGAAGTTTACAGAGAAGGGACAAGCTATTGTAGACGAGTCAGTGTTAGAGAAAGTAACCGACATACCTGAGGCATCTATGATTGCTGAGTACCTAATGGTTCAGAAGCGTATTGCACAGATACAAAGTTGGTTAGACGCTGTTAAGGACGATGGTAGAGTACACGGCTATGTAAACTCTAACGGTGCAGTCACAGGACGTATGACACACTCTAGTCCTAATATGGCACAAGTACCAAGTTCACACGCCCCATACGGTGCAGATTGTAGAGCCTGTTGGACATCCCCTGAAGGCTACAAGATTGTCGGTATGGACGCATCAGGACTTGAGTTACGTATGCTTGCACACTACATGAAAGACGAGGCATATACAAATGAAATACTCACTGGAGACATTCATACAGCAAACCAACTTGCTAGCGGTGTTGACACACGAAGTCAAGCAAAGACTTTCATCTATGCGTTCCTCTATGGAGCAGGAGATGCTAAAATCGGAAGTATCGTTGGAGGAACTGCTAGAGATGGTAAGCGACTTAAGGAGAAGTTCCTCACAAACACGCCATCTCTTAGAGACTTACGAGAAAGAGTTAGCGTGGCATCTCGAAGAGGTTATATTCTCGGACTTGATGGGAGAAGGGTCGCAGTACGTTCAGAACACTCGGCACTAAACACATTGCTACAGTCAGCAGGTGCAATCGTTATGAAGAAAGCATTGTGTCTGTTAGACGAGTACGCAACACTGTGGGGTCTGGACTACAAGTTTGTCGGTAACATCCATGATGAGATACAAACAGAGGTTAAGGAAAGTGAGGTAGATACTTTCGGTAGACTTGCGGTTTCCTGTATTGAAGCCGCGGGTCAACACTTCAACCTAAACTGCCCCCTTGCGGGCGAATATCAGATAGGAGATAACTGGAGTGAAACCCACTAAAGAAGATAGGAAGAAGTTTGACCTTGACTTGCAGTACGGAGAAGTCAGGGAGGAACGAGTGGCTGAGATGCTACAGGACAAGAAGATAGAGGTTAAGTCTGAGAAGGACTTGTGGCAGAAAACAGGGAACATTTGTATTGAGTATGAGTCATGGGGTAAGCCGTCAGGTATCGAGGCAACTGAGTCAGACTACTGGTTTCACAACCTCTGCATTGGTGATGATGAGTACTGTACATTAGTATTTAAAACACCTGTACTAAAGAAGATAGTAAACAAACTTGATACGTTCAGGAGTGTATCAGGAGGCGACCACAACGCTAGTCGTATGCACTTGGTCAACCTACGTAAGCTATTCTCAACTGATGTCATTAAGGCATTCAAGGATATAGAAGATGAGTAAGAGTATATATACACTAGTAGATGACATATACAAACTGATGGTGACAAAAGAGGCAGATGAATCTGTAGATGTAGAAGCAGAGATTGAGAAGTTCGGTGAGAACATGAAATCCCTGATGCGTACTGAGTTCGCTAGGGATAGGAAGAGAGACAACCGAACTCTGCGCCTGTCAAACATTGGTAGAGATGACAGATACTTATGGAACGTAGTCAACGGTACTGACATAACCGAGAAGATACAACCACATACTTACATCAAGTTTATGTACGGACACCTGATTGAAGAGATGTTACTATTCCTAACTAGAATGGCAGGGCATGAGGTAACTGACGAGCAGAAGGTGTGCGAGGTTGAAGGTATCAAGGGTCACATGGACTGTAAGATTGACGGTGTAGTTATCGATGTCAAATCTGCTAGTTCCTACGGGTTCAAGAAGTTCAAGGAAGGTACACTAGCTATGGAGGATTCCTTCGGTTACGTTGACCAGATTAAAGCCTACGCTCACGCTTGTGGTGAGACTAAGTTTGGTTGGTTAGCTATGGACAAAGCCAATGGACATCTCGCGGTACTTAAGTACGACCTAGAGGATACCCAAGCCCCTATACACGA